CGGCTCGCTCGCTTTCTTTTTATGTACACCGTGCGCGGTAAATCCAACGGCAAAATTGCGCACAAGTTTTGCACAAAGCGGATCGCCATTGCCACATTGGGCGCAACCAAAGTTTTTTAGATATTCGGCAGGACAACGAACGATCTTAACATCATCAACCGTAACCGATTTTCGCCCCTCCCAAAAATCAGTTGCCACAGTGCAAACTGTTGGAATTTTCATTTTAACGTATTTTACAGCAAGCGCGGCCGTTTTAGCAGAATAGTTTATAACAGTTTTTCCAGCCTTTAGTTTTTTAGCCCAATAGATTGGGGAAAAGTGCGAGTAAGTAAAAGCAACGCCTTTAACTGGTACAGCATCGACAACCGCGTCTAAATATTCTTGATCAATTTTAGACGCTCCACAACCGCTAGGGTTCAACTCACAAGTTGCAGGACAAGTGCCAAAGTTGTTTTTTGTTCCGGCTCTATAAGTAACCGCGACGCCTTTTGTTTTTTGGGCGCGGCTCAATTCTACAGTTTTTAACATCAAAGCTTCTCCCAATCTAAAACGTGTGCAACCGTATAGGAAGTTTTGCGGCCGTTGGTTTTTTCGTGCTGGGTTAAAGATTGAGCCGCCCGCCTTGCGTTCTCTTTTAATCTATAGCTCTCTAAGCTTTTTTGATCGTGATTAGATAACACAACCCAAGGGCCAGAAAAGCGTTTATTTTGTTCTTTTAACATTGCTTCATTCTCCAAATAAGCGAGTTATCCCATATTATAAACAGAAAAAAACCCGCCTGTAAAGCGGGTTAATTTTCTAACGTTTTCGACGGGTGGTTTTTCGTCGCTTTGGTTTGCTGGCTTGTTGGCTTAGTTTGTCATAATCCGCGCCATATAACAGGCGGCCCAATAAGGTGAATAAAAACATTTACGCAATTTCCTTATCAAAGTGATCTTGTAGCTTGTAGATAAGTTCCATGATGCTATCGTACACAGCACCTAATGATTTATTAGATCCATTACTTGATGACATAGCATCAGCAATGGCCCGCAATTCTTTTACAGTTTGTACACTATCCATAAAATTCTCCAATTTGTTAATACGACTCCAGGTTTTCGTTGGGAAACAATTGAGCGGTTGCGGTTTCATATTTTAGTTTTAGGGCAAGGGCTTCCCCATAAGTTAGGAAGCGACTTTTTCCAAACTTAAATAGTTTTGTGCTGGGTTGAAATTTAATATCCATAAAATTCTCCAATTTGTTAAAGTTAAACACAAGCTATCGTAAGCGCTTATATGGGAGATATCAAGTCAAAAACTTTATCCCAATCAAAAGGGTGATCAAAAGATCCAATTGACGGAGTTTTTAAACCATCTTCCGCAAGGGTTATGGCCTGAGAGGCGCTGTAAAGGTGCAGAGTGGCCTTAACGTCCGCCTTGGCCTGTCGCTTAACTAAAATCCAACTACTGCTTGTAAGGTGACGTGTGAGCCACGCAACCTGATGCGGGCTCAGATTAACCGCGTTAGCTTTACAAAACTTTAATTCTATAAAATGAAACTTTCCAACCTCATCACAAACCAAAAGATCGGGAATGCCTTGGCCTACCCAATTTTCAATTCTTGTCAGCCGCCAGTTTCTTCGGCTTTTTAGCGCGGTCTTTAGTTGGCGGTACAGTCCCGCTTCCGTCGGCATCTTCGGTTGGGGTAATGTCAATAACGTTTGCGCCATAGCCTTCTTTCAAATCGCTTAAAGCTTTCAGAACTTCTTCCTTGCTCATACTGTCAATACTGCCGTGGCGGATTTCAGACTTACTAACGTAAATATCGCCCTGCGCTTGGCCCCTTCGATACTCTGCTTGAACAGCGGCAGAGTAAGCTCCGTTTTCCAAAGCCACGTCCCTAATCTGTTGAAGCGCTCGGATATGCCTACCGTAGTTTACATCGAACTTAGCATCCAGTTCGGCGCGGTACGCTTTAATGGCGGCAACAACGTGCGGGCATTTGTGTGGGTTGGTTAGTTCATAAGCACGGGTATGTGCAGAACTTTCTGGATAGCCCGCTTTTATCGCGGCTTCCTTGAAAGTTATTAAGCCGTCGTTGCTCACAAGCTCTTTAACAAAAAGCTCTTGTTTGCGTGTAAGCTTACTATCTACAGAAATACGTTTACGACCACGGGGATCAGGACGCGGGCTATCTGGGTCAACAAGCTTATTATGTTTTGGAACGGCTCGCTCTTTAATCAGGAGCGGAGAGGGTATTATCCCAAACTTTGTTTTCTTTACGGGCCGACCTCTTTTGACTTTGGTCATGGTTGTTTCTCACAGTTTAACTATTGTTAAAACTCTTATACAACCGATCCTCTTATATACGCCAGAAAAAACTTTTAATAAAAAAATTCCCCCACCCCCCCATTAGGCACTTTGGTCTTTAAGAACTATCTTTTTGGTTACATTTTACTACTTACTCGGTGTAACCACTTATGTAACCAATAATATCCTTTATATATATACACTTAAAGGTCAAGTTACATAAGTTACACTGGTTACGGCTTGAAAATACTTTTTTTATTTTTTTTATTTTTCAGCCCTATATACAGTAACGGCGTTATTCAAGCTCCGCGGGCCGCGATTTTTGGCCTCTAATTTGCGGTCTAAGGCTTGTTTTTATGGCTTTTGGTTGTTTATACGAGTAGAATATGTGGTTACCAATTCTCACCAGCCTATGCAATTTTTTACGCCAAACGGGTTTAACTTGCACAGAATGGAAGTGATCTGCCTCCATTATCGGCAAAATTTCCGGATTTTTCTCAATTTTTTTCGCCAAAACGTAAGCTTTTTGCCAAGATTTTTCATCTTTTGGCATTGGCACTCTTCCTTTTTTAACGAATGAGAACTGTTTTGGTTGCATTATTACTTCACAAATAGTGTTGGGCCATCGGTTAGATTCGACTCTATTGTAGATTGTTTTGGAGACTGCGAGTTTAGCGATATAGCTTTCTCCCCTTGCTTCGTGATAGATGGCGAGTGCTAGGCATAGGGTAGTAAGCATGGTTATTCCTTTAGTTACAAAAAGAGCCCGCGATCCGTAGACCGCGAGCTTTGGTTATTGCCTTCAGCACTTTATTTCACGAATTTCTTTTTGGTCCGCTGTGCGCGATATTGGAACTTAGATCTTCCGAGTTTTTTCTGGACGAGTTCGACCAATCCCCCGTTACAAGCATCTAGGGCGGTGTGTTTATGTTTGCCTGCCGCGAACTCTCCGACGTGGTATATTATGACGTCACCATATTGGGTGTTTTGCAGTGCTTGATCGAAGTTATCTTTTGCGAGCCTATTTGAGATGTCGTAGATCATATGTTTTTCCCTGCTTTTCTCAGGGTTACTACGAAGGTGTTTAGTTCTTCTCTTGCGACCCAAAGATTACGTTCGATGTTATTTGCATGATTTTCTTGATTTTTTTGATTGGCTAGTTTATCATCTTGCAGTCTATCGACTTGTTGACGTAGCCATTGCAGTTCGTTTTCTTGGAACGGCGTTAATCCTGCCTCGGACACCATACTCATTATACTCTCCCTTTAGTTAGTGCATACTATTTTTGACGGCTTTGTTTAAGAAATTTGTTGCATCTTCCACGGCTTCTTCTACTATTCCGTGCGTTTCTAGCAGGGCGCTCGTTTGTGCCGCGATAAGGGGCCAGACGGGTGAAAGTTTATATAGGTTCACCATGTTGGCGATTACGGCGCATATATCTGGGACTGTCATTTCCTGTGGGCAAACGTCCAAGATATCGTTTATACTTTTTTCCATTTCGTCCATGTTGAGCCTCTCCTTCATGTTCGTTATTCTAGGCGTTGCGTTGATAACTTTTCAAGCAACTTTTCACCAGTTACTCCCGAACACTTTTGCAAACACTTCGTCCAACAGACGATCCATATCTTTAGCGGTCATTCAAGTTCTTCCTTTCTTTTAATCCTAGAGTTAACACCTAGATTATAAATCAACTCACGTTTAAGCTCGTTTAACTCACGAACAACTTTTTCTTCTTTTTGATTGGTGTCATCTAAAATACTTTCCAGACGATCAACTATGTAGTGCATGTTAACGCGGTCAAGATCGTCAAGCATCCTTGAGCCTTTCCTTTAAATAGGATTGAAATTGATTACCACTGAGATGGCGAACTAACTCTAACTTAAAATCTTCAAGCGCTTTCTCAATGTCGTAATCAATTAGGATGGCATCTACTTTTTCAATCACATATCGAACTTCGATACGATCCTCGCCCAATTTATCTAAATCCCATTTAGCCATTACGCTTCCTCCATTTCAACTAACTACATCTTAGGCTCAGTATGGGATAATGTCAAGCTGTTTAGTTTATCGCTCAATTCTTCGTTCTCCAGCCAAAGAACTTCGTGCAACCAATCTAAGTAATCTGCGGCGTCGGTCAACATTTGTGCGGCCTCTGGTTCGAGGTATCCGTCTTTTAAAATTTTAGCGGAAAGTATTCTAAGATCAAATGTAGCGTCCATACGAAAAAACCCTCAGTCAGGACATTTGACCAAGGGTTTTAACGGTTGTGCTTTTTTAAACATTTGGAGAATGTCTAAGCTATTTGTACGCGACTTTATGGGATGCGTCAAGCGCTTTGTCTTTATTTTTTAAATAAACGTCAAACATAATTCTGAGTTGACCGCTTATCGTTCTTCCGTTGACTACGGAGTGTTCTTTGATTTCCTTGTAAACCTCAATGGGCACAAGAACGCTTTTCCATTTTGTAGTATCCATTGGGCTAACCTTTTTTGCGTTTTCACGAAGAGCATATAGGAGTTTATGGGAACTTACAAGAAAAAACCCTTTTGTCGTTGTAGTGTCATTCCTAGCCGGACAAAAGGGCAGTTAAAAGTGGTTTGCGCCAGTGAGCAGTGCGCTAGAAGCCATCCTAAATAGCTTCACCCCAGCTTGGACCCACTTCAACATCACATTTGCTGGGGATTTCTAATGCTACCGCGTTTACCATTATGTTTGCAATAGTTTCCGCTTCTTTTCTGTCTTTTACTGACATGCAAAGCTCATCATGCACTTGAAGCATTGGAAGATACCCTTCTTTGTACAAATCGACCATAGCTTTCTTTGTCATATCCGCGGCGGACGCTTGGATCAGTCTGTTCAGCGCTTTATAGGTGTAAGCCCGCTTTAAACGGCATGTTTCACCATATTCTAGGATTGCTTCTTGGTAAGGCATGGCTTTTGTCATCTCGAAGGAGTCTGGCTCCCAAAGATTGAACCTACACTTGCGCCCAAGGATGGAACTAATCGCTCCACCGCTTGCTTTGCTGTTCAAACGGTTTGTGACGCCTGTCATCAGTCCTTTTACGAAAGGTACGCGGTCATGGTACTGCTTAACGAGATTTTTGGCCTCTGCTGTCTCAATATCTAGCTGGTCTGCCAGTTTTGCGACGCCCATGCC